ACTTCTTCCAAAGAACATTAGTTGGACATTTAGCCGCATATTGGGCATAAACGGCTCTTTCGTGCGGCGTCTCCAAAATACGTTGGCCTTGTGTCCAGCCCGGAAACAACTCGCTCCATAGTCTCAGACAGGATTCCGCATAGTCATATCGAAAAGTAGGATCGTACGGGATCGGGCCTTTCCAGTCCGGGGTGCCGGGGAACGGGTCGTATCCCGTGTCCATCTTCATATAATCATCAGCCTTATATGGCTCCTGAAACTCGCTGTGTTTTCGGAGCACGCCCTGATAGGCAATGGACGCGCCGGTAACATCATCCATCATGCTTTGGACGCTGTCGTATTGATTCGGGTTGTATCCGTAGTCTCTTATGGATGATTTCGGTTTACTCATCGCTATTGCTCCGGCAGCTTGAATAACCCGAGACCGAGCGTTTCAAGTTGAAACGGCGTAGATGCCGCGTTGTTCCGAAATCTGAGAGAGATATGCACAGCTTTGCCGTTTGTGCCGATAACATTGCGGCTGGGGAGCTTGGACAACTTCAACCCGGCGCTTATCAGTCGGAATCCCTCGTTGGCGGTATCGTTCTGGAATTTGAGAGATATATGCTGTGCCATTGGTATGCCTCAGTAATTCACCTTTACCCGATGCCGGGGGACGGGGATGCCCTCGATACGAGGAGCAAGGAGGCTGTCGGTATCTGTTAAAGCAGGAATGGTGTATCCTATTTCAGAAGAATACTCTTCCGTAGGCGGTGTGAAGTCAGTCGTCCAGCGAGCGATGCCTTTCGACACCCTAAATTCATCTATATATCCTTGAAAGGTATTCTCCCCCGAATCCGCTGTCGCCCCTATCGCAAAATAATTATTTGGGGCATCCAGCGCGCCTGATTTAGTCGTCGACCCTTTCAGCTCGCCGTTGATAAATATATACCAATTATCACCATTTCTAACTAACGCAATATGAGTCCAAGTGTTGTATGTAACACCTGAACTCGTTTTTAACATAAACTCGTACCATGTGCCGCCGACCTTAGCGTCAAATCTCACATAAGATGTACTACCCCATAACCTCCATCCATATGCCCCTGGCGAACGTTTCGAGCAATATCCTCCGGTCCCTCCGGTTTGATAAATCCAGAAATCTATTGTAAAATTATCGCTCCCGAAGTTGAAATCAGTATCGGTTGTCGTCCCTACTTTCAGATAATCCCCGGTTCCGTCAAGGTACGCACTTGCCCCCCATTTATATTGACTCGTACTTAAAGAAATGTTTCCTGCATAAGAAGTTGTTTTTCCTCTTTCGTCATAGAATTGTTGTGCCCCGCTTACAGTCCAATTCGCTGCATAGTCTTTGGTGTAAGTAGCTCCGTCACTCCCGCCAAAGTGAAGCAGAACCATTGTATATGAATCATCCGAATAGGCAGACGACGGCGGAGTAAAGTCAGAAGTCCACCTGGCGAGTCCCTTGGTAATGCGAAACTCGGCAAGCCAGCCGTTGAAATAATTACTATCTTGATTGGTATAATATCTGCCGATAACGGCGCCGGTGCCGGAACAATCCACGGTCCAGCCCGTGCAGTCAACCGACCCTACCGACGTTCCCGCCTGATACATAGTGATGGTGTTGCCGTTACGCACCAGGGCGATGTGGGTCCATGTAGTGTCAGGAAGAACGGTGCTCGATACGATTTTTGGTCCCCAAGAACCGTTAGGATGGGCAAACCGTAACTTGTTCTGATTCGACCCGGCCACGGAACCAAAGCTCAGGTTCCATCCATTGTCGCTGGTGGAGGTCCCGGAGATCACGCCGCCGTAGTCATTGATGTTGCCGTCGCGCCGTACCCAGAAATCTATTGTAAAGTCACCGGTTCCGAAATCAAAATCCGGCGAGTCGACGGTTCCGATGTAATCCCCGCTCCCATCCAGCAAAAGGCTTCCGGTCCCAAACGGCTTCTGTGCCGTGTCTATCTGCGCATTGCCGTAAAACGTCCAGACCCGATTCTGGAAGTGCAAACAACTTTTAGTATAGCTATCTATACCCGACATTATATTATCTCTCAGCTAAATGTAATAATTCCGCTTGTACTCCATTGAACAGTGAAGTCTCCGCCGCCGATGCTGATGTCGGCCGGGGTATCGTCGAACAGGATGTAGGCGATAAGCGGTTTCACGATGGTGTTTACCGTGTCGTCGAGATAAAGCACTCCGTACCGGAAGGTCTTGGTCAGGCTGCTCCAGGTTACATCGGCGGCATCGAACCGGGTGGAATCGACGCTGAGAGACCCGAGGGCCTCGCCTCCGGTAGTGTAGCCGTCGCCATCGGCCACTTCCTCGCTGCTCACATCCCCCCAGACAGTGTGAGCGGTGCTGGGGGTGTAAGTGGACTTCACGAGGGCCAGCTTGATCTTCCCGGTGGAATTGAGGTTGATTGTCCCGTCGTGGACATACTGTTTGAAGCTGGTATATTTGGTGATCGTTACTGCCATGAGTAGCTACCTCCTTATGTGATCGTGATGGGTGTTTGGGCCACGCCGTCCAGATAGGCGGTCATGGTAGCCGTTCCGGTGTTCCTCAAGATCAATTCCCGCATCCAGATCTCCGCGCCGTCTCCGTCTACCTCCATGGTAACGTAGGCGTCGATGGCCGTGCTCACGTCGTCGGTGGTGTAATTCGTTCGGTACACCGTGCCGTCTGCCGTTCCCCCCGCGTATTGCAGAACGGCCACATCCCCGGAGGCCGCCTCCACCTCGCAGAGGCAGGAGAATGGTTGCGCCAGGGAATCCGCCATCCAGGCACGATCTTCGATGTCGTAGACGAGAAAGGTATTGGGCGTTGTGGCCGAGGAGCCCGTCACAAGGCCGACACGAAGAACGTGATATGCCGAGTCGTAGGCCAGCCAGCATTTGTCCTCGTAGCCCCGCCGGATGCAGTCGGCGCTCTTGGGGTCGAAGTAGTTCTGGATGGAAGTGTGCTCCTGTTTGCTGATCCGGATAAAGGTTGTGCCTTCGCACATGAAGACGCCGTAATGCGAAAGGAAAAACGCCACGGTCGTCGGCTTGTCGACGAGCTTGTTCGTTCCGGTCTTAATGCCCTCGACAACGGCCACGGACTTCTGGGAGAAAGTCCCAAGCCTCGTGGACAACAGCAGCTTCCCGAAGGTGGCGGGATCGTAGCCCTGGTACATGGTAACACACCCACCTTCGGTGCCTTTCTCCTCCTGGAAGACGAGGATGTTATTGAAGAACGGCTTTATGGCCACCACTTTGTTCAGGCGCCCGTCTCCGGGCCGCTCCAGGAGGGTGGCATCATCGCCGTTGAACACCATCGGGGAATGCCGCGCAGAAACATACACATCTACCGGCCATCGATCGAAACAGCAGACCAGCCGGTTCCGCCAGATACAGCTTACCGTTCCTTTCTGCCCGTATTCGGCAATGTCGAAGTACGGCATCGTCCGGATACCGATCTGCACATCTTCGGAGAGGGTCTGATTCCAGGTGATCTTGTACCAGTAGAGGTGATAATCGAGGCCGCCGAACTGCTGTTTGAACACGTCGCTCTGGCGCTTGAAGGTAACAAACCCGGACTTGGAGAAACCGCTTGTCCCGTCATTCATACTGGTCACGTCCGTCCAGGTATTGCCGTTCTGCCAGTAATAGACGTGGTCGATGGCAGTCGATCCGGTGGTGTTCGGGGTCTCGCCCACGTCCACATAGAAGCCCACGATAGGGTCCAGAGAGGCGATGTAGATGGCGTCCGAGGAAGTGCCTTCGGATATGTCTATGGAAGTTGCCCCGTAGGTGTAGTATGTGCCGTCGCTTTGATCGTAGAATTGGGTCTCGACAACATCCACCAAAACCCCGTCCCAGATATGCCGAAGCGGCTGCCAAGTGGTGTTGTAAACAAGGGCGCTGGCTTTGGTGTCGCTGTCTAAATCGCCGGAGGACAGGTATATCTGATACCAGAACCCGTTCTGCCCGAACATGTAGTGCGGTATCTCGTCGGTCGGCGCGGTCCAGGACTGCGTGCCCGTCTTTGCAAAGGCCTTGCCGCCGTCGCTCGTGCCGTCGCTGAACCCGCTCATGGCCGTCCAGGCCCCGTTCCAATACTTGCCTGCGGCTACGGATGCAGTAGAGTTTACAGACGCCATGGTCCAGGTGATGGAGGTCGCCGGGATATGGGTGCAGACAAAGATGCAGTCGTAGTCGGTAGACAGATCTCCCAAAGAGGACAGGTCGATATAGGTGGAGTCCAGGCCGTCCGTCGCCTGCTCGGTATAGTCCTTGCCCTCGGTGGGGATGATCGGAGGGGCGGAGGTGCCGATGTAAACGATAACCCTCGATACGGGATGATCGTCCCCGGAGTATATCTGGTGCATATCGGAGCCGTTGGAGTAGATGAGCTTGTCGTCCAGGACGCCCCAGGACGCAGGGACCTGGCCGGTCGCGGTCCCGTCAAACACCTCGGACCCAAAAGCCCCGACGGTCGTTCCCGGCGGGTTGTCCGTGGCTTCGAGTACATCCCCGTCGCTCATCTGGGCGTAGAAGTGGCGCTCCGTGACCTTGCCCTTGGAATACTGGAACAGCGACATGACCTCGTTGGTCCCGTCCGCTACGCTGTGATGCTTGGCGCAGCCCTTGCGTTTCTCGAAGCCCGGGTGCGTCGCCCTCATATTCTGGATCATGGAATATCCGCCGGAGGGGATCAGCGAAACATCCCGGTCCGTGAACATCCCGCCCCGGAAGGGCACGCCTTTTGTGACGTCCGAGATGGGCACGGCATTGTCCTGCTGGCCCTGGGCCGCCCTAAGTATAGCCGCCGATTTGATCGCCGGGATCTGAGACCCGCCGGCCTGGTCGCCCCCCGCTACAGATCCGTTAACGGGACGAAGTACCGGTTGGGGTTTGGCGACAGGGATCTTTTCTTCGGCCATCACTCATACCTCAGTTCGGAACGGGCATCGGGGATGTTGATGATGTTATCTTGTGCGGTATAGATAAGTTCTGATTGGTATATCTGATGGAACAGGGAGGCCGCCCCGAAATTTCCTTCTTTCAGGAACGCTCGATACAGGCCGTAGTAGACGAGTAGGGGCCGGAAGGCCGGGGGGATCTCCGGTATCTCGCTGTCGACCGTCAGGTCGGAGGCCACGTCGTTGATATAGACGTCGAGATTGTAGGCGGCGTCCGGCAAAGGGTCGATGCCGATAACCCCCTTCCCCGTCCAGAAGAACTGCGGGGCGGTCCCCTTGTATCTGCCGTGACCGTCCCGTAACGGCTCGGCCTGGGCCAGGGCAACCCTGGTACCGGACGCAGGTTTGTACTCGACCGCCGCCACATCGTGACCGGTGTAGGCCACCGTGCGAACGCCGTTTGTGGTAACGAGGGCGTCTATGTGCTGGACACAGCCGGTCAGTTCCGCGATTTCCCGGATCCCGTCGTTGATCCAGTAGTCGAGTTCGGAGTCTGTCCAGAACGCGGCGGTCGATTCGTTCAAAATGTCCCTGATCCTGGTCCTGATTCCTTCCAGCGTGTAGGCGTAGGCATCGAGGGTGAGATTGGCGATGGTCCCCGAAAATGCCGTACCCCCCGCCCCGTTGCCGACTCCTCCGCAGCCCCAGAGATACTGCCAGTCGTTGGCGGCATGGAGCGTGAGACTCAGGGTGTCCACCAAGTTGCAGTATTCCCGGTCCGTGTAGATGTAGCAGTACAGGGTGCCGTAGGTGCCTACCGATTCGTCCCTTACGACCCGGAGGTAGTAAGTGGTCGCCAGGGACAAGGCGGTCGAAGTGTCCGTGTATTCCGAGGTTTCCACTTCGATCAGAACCAGCGTCCCGTCGAGCCACTGCAACGCCAGCATGTCGGCGGCGGCAGATCGCAGGGTGCCGAGAGGGTTGGCAACGCTGTTGGTCAAAGCCCACACATAGCAGGATTCCGCCCCGGTGCCGGTCGTCACCTTGATTTCCAGGGTGTGTTCGAAGTCGCCCGAGAAATACCCCGAGGTAAAATCCTTGGTCAGCCGCAGGTCCTCGTCGTCGTCCAACCCGCCGATAGTCAGGGTGTTGGCGGCCACAGTCAGCCGGGAAGCTGCATCGGTCTCGGAGTAGCCCGTATAAGTCTGCAACGTGCTCACTGTTACTATCCCCTTCTCTGTACGATGTCCGGTATCTTGATAGCCGCCCGGGAATCCGGATGCTGCGTCACAAGCATCTGTTTCTTGGCCTGAATCGACTCGATGTATTTGTTGTAGACGAACGCCGCCTGCGGCCATTTTCTGTCCCGCATCAAGGCGCGGCAATAAGCGTATTGGACGATGTCCTCGTGGAAGGACGCCGGGATGGACGGCTCGTCGGTATCGTCGCTCATCTCGGTATGGGGGTAATCGGAGACGTAGAGATAGAGGGTGTAGGCAGTGTCCGGGAGGGGATCGACAACTACCGACCCGCCCCATTGGAACCAGTATTGCGGCGCGGTGCCTGCGTAGGAGGGATAACCCAGGTGTTTTGGGGTGATCCGCTGAATGCCGACCGTAGTGGCGCCGGCATATTCGACGTACTTCACCTTGTGCCCGGAAAAGGCCACCAACCTCGACGCGGCGGTCGTGACGGCGGTATCGATATTCTCCAGGCATCCCGTTTTGGCGGCGATATCACGCTCTCCGTCGTTAATATAGCGGTTGAGAACAGCGTCCGGTAAGAAGGTGGAGTTGCTGTCCTCGTTCATAAGCGACCGCACCCTGTCGCGGATGTCTGCCAGATCCGGAAAAGCCATGCCTCAAACTCTCCTACCAGTTGATGTTCTCGTCTACAAGCGCCTCCCAGGGGATACCGCGCGGCATTCGAACCGGGGCTTTCCTGCCGTATTTCGTGGCTATCAGGTCCACGTTTTCGATGAGCATCTGGTTGAGCCCGATGGTCTGCGACATCCCTTCCTGCCCGTTGCGAAAATAGCGCAGGATATATTCGGCTATCACGTCGTCGAACAGCTCGTCGAACGGGATGGTGTCGGTCGTGCCGGTGAGGGCCGTCGGGCGCGCAAAGTAGTCCGCCTTGATGGTGTAGTCGGTAGCCGTGTCGGGGGTGACGTAGAGCTTGCTGCCCTTGATTTGGTAATACCGCGGCTCCCCCGGCGAAGTGTAGGCCAGCTTGATGTCCAGACCGGGCAGGGGTAGCAGAGGATAGGTCTTGCCGTCGATGTAGGGATGGTCGATAAGGCCCCAAAACCCGCTCGGCAGGTATCCGTAGCCGTCGTCGGAGGTGATGGTGACCGTGGCCGCGATAGCCGCCGTCACGCTGTCCGTCGATGACAGGGTCAGGGTATTGTCCGCCGCCGCGGCGATGCGGAACGGCCCGGGGTTGGCGGCGGAGGTGGTCGTGATGGGCATATCCGCCTCGAAACCGGAGGTGACGAAACCCCCGGCGGCGCTGGTGATGGTGGGCGGGCTGGAGTCGTTGAAAACGATGTCGGTGCCGGTATGGGTAACCTCCGCCCACACAGACACCGACATTTCCTCTCGCAACAGGTCGCTTTCCAGCCAGTACAATCGCTTCGCTATCGTCCGGACGGCATTGTTGACCGCATGGATCAGGTCGTCCCTCGTCACGTCTATGTCGCGCCGGTACTGGATGAGGTCGTATAGGCTCTGTACCGTTGACATAGTGTCCTCCTACGTGCCGATCACGACATAATACGAGGAGTCGAACTGGATAGTCCCGACGATCATCTGCTTGTTCCCGATGTTGCTGTGTTCCTTGGTGATCGTGAGTGCCATTTATCGTGCCCTCCCCTCTCAATGTCCGTATGCAAGCCAATATCCGGCGCTGTCTGCGGCGGTGACGATGGTTACGGGGTCGGCCACGGGGAAGGTCTCGTTGATGACTGGGAAGGTAGCCACCACCGCACTCCCTTGGTACGTCAGGACCATCCCGTCCACCTTCTGGAGGCCCGTGTAGATATCGCCCCCGGCGGACCCGCCGGTATTCGAGAACGTCCCCATCGTAACTCTGATGTCCCCGGCTACTGATTCGTTGGTCTTGGTGAACGTGAAGGCCATTTTTCACCTCCTAACTGAACATGTCGCCGATGGCGATCCAGATGCCGGACTGGGACGCCTTCGTGATTACGGTGACCGCCGATCCGGCCACGGGCAGGGTTTCGTTTACCGCCGGGGCATCCGTCGCCGCCGACGTTCCGTAAGGTTGCAGGATGATCATCTCGCAACGATGCAGTTTGGTATCGATATCGTCCTCCGTTCCCGCCCCGGAGTCGGTATAGGTGCCGTACGTCAGCGCCTTGTCTCCCAGGATGGAACGCCCGACGAGAGTGGCCGTGATGGACATTTTTCATTCCTCCTCGCTGGATTGAAGATGGGGAGAGGGCCGGGCTCCCCCTCCCCGGTTTGTTGTCAGTCGTACTTCAGCACAACCGGCGTGAAGTACCCGGAGACAAACGCCGACGCGTAGGCGTGGCCGACAAACGGCCCGGTATAGCCTGCCGATTTCGTATCAGAGACCTCGTAGAGGCCCTGAGACCAAGCGTTGATTTTGATCGGATTGATGGCCATTGTCTCTTTCCTCCTTAGCTCAGGTTACTGTGGCCGGCGTGGGCGCGACGGTTGCTGACGATCAGGTTTCCGTGCCACTTGATTTTCATCGATCTGGCAAAGACGTTCGCCGTGATGAGATCGGCCCAGGGGGTCCGAGCGAAGTAACCGTCCCGATGGATCGCCCATCCGATATAGTTGCTGTTGAGCAGGAACAGATACCCGCTCGGGCAATAGTCGTCGGCGGCGATGAGCTTGTTCTCGAAGACGAGATTGGTGAACCCGGCCTTGGCGGTGTCCGTGTCCTGGGTGAACCGCTGCTGCACCTGAAGGATACCGCTGATGATGTTGAACAGCGTCTCGGTCGTCAGGCCGACGTCCGGTTTGCCCTTCGGGCCGTCGTAGAGCTTGGCGTCCGAGGCCAGATCGCGGATCACCGCCAGGCTGATCCCCTCCGTGGTCGTGTCGTTGATGCCGCGCCAGGGATAGGAGCCGTCGGAGGCCACCAGATCCGTGGGGGTGATGCCGCCGTACTGCGTCGAGGTGTCGGCAAAGCAGCAAGACCTAAGGCCGGTGAGGTTGACGGAGGTGTCGGAGTCTTGGTTGTAGATTTGACTGGCGATCTTTTTGGTGACCGTCTTCTGGGCGTTTGCGATCTTCTGGGTGACCAGGCTCACGACCGCGTAGTCGCCGGCGTTCTTGATCTCGTCCTCGTCGTAGATCGTCGCGTTACCGTAGGCATTCTTCCAGTAGAAGAAAGCACTGTTGATGACGTCGTTGTCGTCCGAGGAGATCGTTCCGCCGCGGGCATAGAAGCCGCCCTGACCCTCGTCGAACTCGAGCGGGACCCGGATCCTCTCGCCGCCGGACGGTCTCTCGAAGATGCCCTTCTTCTGGTCCATGAAATACTTCATGAAGAAACTGGTATTGAAGTAGATGTTCGTCGCCTGACGGCCATCGAGTTTGAAGTAATCTTCGGTGATACTTTGGATTTCGCTGTAGGTTAGAGCCATGTCGTGTTCCTCCTGTTATCTTCCCGCCGCGGCCCTCATCCTTTGCAGTCTGCTGACCAACACTGAGACGGGACCGCCGCGTTCTTTGGTGTTATTCAATTCGGCATCGTCGGAAGGCGTGCCGACTCCGGCCGGACCGGAGCCGATTACCGCTGCCTGCCGTTTGGCCTGCCAGTTTTTGTTGACTTTCTCTTCCGCTTCTCTGGCGGCTTTCTCCGCCGCCTCCTTGATCCGGCGCTCCATCGTCAACATCTGATGGGCGCTGATGGGGTTGTGGCCGGGGTTGGCCTCCATAAATGCTTGGATTTCCTTACGATCCCACATTTGCAGGAAGTCCGGGTTTTCCTTCGCATACTGCTCGTAGGTCCTCTTTCTCGCGGCCTCGTATTCCCGCTCCTGCCGCTGCCGCTCGGATTGCTCCAGCATTGCGCGCACTTCGCGCTTGGCCTGTTCCCTGGCCTGGATGATGAGGTTGTCGTGATACCCCTTGGGGTCCGTCGTCATCCACTCTGCGATTTCTTCCGCAGACAGTTGTGACGTATCCCGGTAGGGCAGAGGCTCTTCCGCCGCCGTTTTCCCCAGCTGCTGTTCTCGCAGGAAATCGCGTTCCGCCTCCAGCCGGATTCGTTCTTCTCTGATGCGCTGCGCCTCGAGACGGGCTTCCTCCGCCGCGCGGCGGGCCTCGTCTCTTTCCCGCATAATCTGTTGCCAGCGGGGGTGCCTATCGAAGCGCGTGTCCCCCTCGCCGTCTGTTTCCTTCCCCTGTTCCCCCTCGCCTTCAGTTTTTAGCGTCTTTCCTGACGTGTCCTCCTGTTTGCCGGCGGTCTGCGAAGGCGCGTCCGTGCCGTCGGAAACGGTGTTGACGAGGCCGATGGAGTCCGGGTCGAAGGCCGGTCTGTCCGCAGATGCTGACGAGGCATCTATCGCGTCTTGCGTGTTTAGCGTCGTTTCGGGTAGATCCATTGTTACACTCTCCTTTTTTTGGTTTAGAAGCACGCCGGTCTGCCGATCTTTTCGGAGCCCGGCCTTAAATTCGTCTGTTCCCTTTGGTCCTGCTGCTTGATCAACTCTTGCAGCTTACGCTTGATTCCCTCCAGGGCTTTGAGCTGTTCGATGATGATCTTTCTTTCCTGGTCGGTCATCTGGTCAGTCACCTGGTAAGTCGCCGTTTACAACCTTTCGTCGTTATATCTCGATCCTTTTTCTTTCCTGATGCCGCCGCATAAGTTCGTCGGCTATCGACTTCAGGTCCGGGTCCGGGGGGCGCCGATAGACGGGAGGGGCGCCCTTTTCGTTTTCCGCGTGTCTCAGGCCCTTGGCTTTGAGATATTTCTGCAAGTTCTCCCGGTTCGGGTTCGTCGCCAGGTTGCGTTCCAGCGGGTCCGCCGACCGTCTGGCGATGTCCATATCGAGCAGGGCGGCAGCGGATTCGGCGGCGTAACTGCCGTCCTGGTTGCCGAGATAGACGCGCGAGACACTGAAGATGCGCTTGGTTTTCCTGCCGCAGGTCGGGCATTTGTCCGTCCACGTCCCGGCATCGACTATCCGTTCGTAAACCCCGCACCGACGGCAAGAAAAATCGACCAATATCATTGTATCATTCCCCGGGCCCTCTTTCTCTCTGCTCTTTATAGGCCGCGTATTTGCCCTTTTTCCTTTTGTGCTGTCGGTACATGCTATAGGCGATGGCCGCCGCCTGCTTCGGGTTGTCGGTCGTCCCCTCCTCGAGGATGATGGGGATGGCGCGGCTTACAAAATCCTTTTCGCTTTCTCCGGGAAGAACGGTCGGCATTATTCGAGTACCTCCTGGTTGTTGCTGGCCGCACCTCGCTCGTGGAAGATGCCGGCTTTTTCTTCGTTGCGCGGCTGCAGAAGATCCGTGTCGAGGTCCATGACCTCCCTCTCTACCTGTCTGATGTCCTTTTCGATCTTGGCGACGACCTCTGCCCGCTTGATCTTTAACAACTCTTCGTCGTATCTCGTTCCCGCCAGAGCCACCTGCTGCTTGACCCGCTCCGTCATGATCTGCTCGGCGGCCAGGGCCCTCTCCGCCTCGATCTTTTCGGACTGGGCGATAGCCCGGCGGGCCTCCGCGAGTTTCAGTTCCGCCTCGGCCTGGGCGATAGCCGCCTGGGCCTGCTCCATCGGGTCGATCTGGGGCGGCGGCACCGGCCGGCCGCTGTACGCCTGCTGCAGGACCGCATCGAGGGGCGGGATGGCCCCTTTCTCCATCGCCCGGTCTATGTCTTTTTTCGGGAGCCCCGCGATCTGCTGGATGACCTGGATCGTCTCCGGAGACATCCCGGCGGCCTGGAGCTTGGCAAACAGTTCTCCTAATGGTCCTGAGTTCATCCTCTCCACAACATCGCGCACAGATGGCCAGTCGAGGCGGTTCAACAACTCTTGGCGATCGATCGCGCCCAGGCGGTACAGCTCTACCGCCTCCTCGCGGACCTGGATCTGGCTTCTGGGCATCGTCGAGCCGACGACGACAGACAGCTTGGCCGGAACCAGCAAAGTCTGGCCGTTGATCTTCCGGGTCGTCGGCATCCCTGAGAGATCGCGGTAAGTGATCCACCTGTCCTCGGTGTAGAAATTTTGGGCCATGCTGATGTACATCCGCCCCCGCTCCCGGATCAGCCGGGAGTAGTGGCGGATTTTCCCGCGCAACATCGTCGCCGCCTGCTCGATGAGGGCCGCGATGCTCTTGTACGCCAAAGCGTGACTTGTGGTGGTCTGGGCGAGGTCGAGGTCGAAAGTGCCGGCGACCCGGAAAAAGAGGTCCTGAAAAAGCTGGATGCTGGCCTGGATGTCCGCGGGGATCGCCGGATAGTCGAGGTAACGAATGCCCGCTCCCTGCTCGGCGTTGATTGGGTTGATGATGCCCCGGTCGTTGGTAAATTCCACGTTCTGGACGCCGGAGGTCCGAGGATTGATGATCTTGGCCCGCGCCGCCCTGTCCTTCATTAGCACGAACTGCGAAACGGCCTTATTGAATTCCGCGTTCAACTTTTCCAGCTGTTCGGCGTCGGACATGCCCCAGGCGCTGGCTGTGTCTTTGTGTGAATTTACGGCGCAGAAGGGGTATTTGTCATAAAGGTAAGTCTTCCTGGCCTGCTCCTCGTCCAGGTTGGGGTTGATGTTCGGATTGGGCCGATCTTCCAGGACGAGCCGGCCGTTGCAACATGTAACGCACCTGATGAATCCCGGGTATTTCGGCTTTTTGTCGCCACCCTCCGTCGTCACCATCGTGTAGTCGTGGACCCATGCCTCGACGATCAGCACCTGTTTGTCCGTCTTTTCGTCGACCCGGCCCAAGTGGAAGTTCACCAAATTCTGGACGGTAGCGGCGAAGGTCGTCAGCAGGTTTCCGCTCTTCCCCCCGCCACTTGCCACTTCGGTTCGTTCGTCGCGCAGTTCCTTCAGGATGTCGTCGTCCGCTCTGATGCGGTCGGCAACTTTAGGCCAACGGCGCTTTGCCTCCCGGAGCGACATCGGATAATAGTGCAGCACAGCCTCGCACTTCTGCAAGTCACGGGGGTCGGTCAAGGTCGTCGGGTAGAAGCCGAAATGGAAGGGGTCGACGACGATAGTCTCGACCTCGCCGCCCTCTTCCAGGTCGGGATTGAAGACTACCTTCTCTATGGCTATCCCGTAGTCCTCCCCGTTGTTGACGCTGGACTCGAGTACGTCTTGTTGCTCCTGCTCGTTCCACCAATACTCGGCACACCTTTGGATTGCGTCGAAGGCCTGCTCGTCGTATTGTTCCGTGTCCCCCAAGCGGGAGACGTCAAAGGTGGGGTTGTTGTCGGTTAAAACATTGATTGTTCTAAGACGATTGACATGGATTAGATTCGCCGTTACGAGCGGCAGGGTGGTGCCGGCGGCATTCCTCCAGTGTTTGCCCCTCTTCAGCTCGTAGTTGCGATTCCACCGTCTGGGCAGGCCCCTGGCGTCTTTATCGTCGAGGATTTCCTTGAGGATCTCGAAGACTCGCACTGCGATCTTCTCGCCCGCGCCCTCCGGAGGCAGCAGCTCGCTGCCGGGCTTTGTCTCTTTCGACCTATCGAGGCCTTCCGCCGTGCCTGTGTCTGCCATCTCTTACCTGCCCCTTCCCGCCGTCTTTGATCCTGATGACCGGTGCTGCCACCGCATGTGGCCCAGGAGGGCCCCTTTGGAGACAAATGCCTTGCCGCACACAGAACATGTTATTTTTTCTTTTTTGCCGCCTTCTGCTCTTTGGCCGCCTTCTTTTTGGCCGCCTTTTTCGCCGTCTTGGGCTTCACTTTCTCTCGTCACCTCCTTTTTGTCTTCAGGTCTTGGCACTTCGTAGATGCCGTCCCCAGTCATCACCGCCGTGGCGGAGAGGAAAGGCCGCCGGCGGCAATAGGGGCATCTCATTTCCTCCCATGTCGCCCCCGGATCGAAAGGGGGAGGGTAACCATGCCAGGAGTCAGGCGTTAAAAACTGGCTCCCCTTCAGGGGGTGCCGCAAAGTGTGCATGTCCGCCGTGGCGATCTTCTCGCCGCAGATTTCGCAATAGATACTCAGCATCGTGTTTGTCATTTGCCCTTACCGCCTTTGCCTTTACTACCCTTGCCGCCACCACAACCGCCGCTTTTTTTTGCCACTTTATAACCCCTCCTCCCTCCCCCCTATTTCAGGTCCTGGATGTCCCGGCTGTCCATCATGGCTTCGGCATAGGGGTCGTACTCTATCTTCCCAGGCTCGCCCGGGTCGAAGACCTTATCCCTCCGCTCGGAGTGGGGGATGATTGTCTTGCGGCCCATCATGAATCCAGCCCATACCAGGGCCAAAAACAGAGCGGCTGCTGCAAAGACGAGGGCCAGAACCGTGATGATGTCAGCGTATGTCATAGATCATCTCCCTGGCGTGATATTCCCCCTCCCAGAAGGCATCTGACTCGAACTGTTCCCGGACTAGGTCCGTGAAGGTCGGCTCCGGGGGACGCTCAATGGCGTCAATCATGATGTCAGCAAGGGTTTTGAGCACCCTCTCTTCGGGCGGCCCGATAGCTGAGTTGCGCAGATAATTGAGGGCGTGGGCGACGCTGTCCACGATATCGTCATGCTCCCCCCGAGGGAATGCCGTCAGTTCCTCGAGGAAGTCCGCCAGCCACGGGGCTTCCGCCGGTAAGAGCACTCGACCGCTCTCGATCATGGGGGTGACGGCGTTGGCCCTGGTAATCTTGTCCGAGTCGACCTTGACCGGGAAAATCGGCATCGCGGTCTCGCGCTGGAGCTCCTGAATAAGACTTTGGCCGCTGGCCTTGTCCTCGACGATCACGGCATAGGGCTTGTGTTTGGCATATAGGGCCTGGACCTGGCGCCGCAACTCCGGGAATTCCACCTGTCCGCGCCACAAGTCGAGTAATACGTAGGCGTTCTTAGTCAGGCCCCAAGTAGTGCAGACGCTATAATCGGCCTCGGCGCCTTTTTTAAAAGCCGTGTCCCAGCTTTGAATGCATCCGTAGGTGACGGGCGTCTCCTGGTAATATCGCCACCACTCCCGCCGGAAGATGTTGTTGGATAAATCGACAAATTCTGCCAGATGCTCCTGGCGGAACATGGCAGCACCGATCTGGGTTCTGATGGCCTCCAACTCCTCCGGCTTGACCCATCCCCCCTCCTCGGTTGTGTAATGCCAGGTAGCCCACGCAGGGTCGGACCGGGCGTGATCGTAGAGCTTTTTCGCCCAGTTATACCCTTTCGGGGTGCCAATGAAAAGGGCGTGGCCCTGCCTGTCAGCCATCGCCGGCCGCAAAACCTCGGTCCAGGCCTCCTCGGCAATGTCGGCGAATTCGTCCATCACGAGGCGATCGATGCCGACGCCGCGGAGGCTATCGTATGTTTCGGCGCCTTTTAATTTGACTCTTGATTCATTCCTAAAGACGATTGAAAGCTCTGACTCATTCACGGCAGTGACATGACTCATCGGCAGGAGTCTTTTGAGCGTTATCCAGGCAATTTCCTTTGCCTGACGGTAGGTTGGCGCGACATAATAGCAGAGCAGATCTCTGGCCGAGAGAGCCGCGCTCAGGAGCCAGGTGACGGCCAAAAAGGACTTCCCGAAGCGCCTGCCGGCAATGACACACTTCCACCTGGCCGGGTGCATGAAGATTTCGCCTTGCTCTGGGGTTAGTTCGATTCTCGTTTTGATTCCGGAGCCCCCAATTACCGCCATTTCCCTATTTCTCCTTCTCTGCCTTCTCTGCCTTTTCTGTGATGACGATTACCAGGGGTTGCTCTTCATCTCCTTGATGCTGCAATGTCTCTTTTCGCGTCCATCCGCAACGGCGCTCGAGGAAAAATGCAGCACTGGCGAAGTCGCCGTTTTTGGCCTTCTCATATATGACATTTGCAATAGCCTCCGTCCCTCTGGCCTTCCCTCTTTGTATTGCTTCAACTAATTCGGGATTCAGCCTCTTATACTTGCACATCGTTTCTTGGCTAATCCCGATGACGTGACATATCTGCTCCTGGGTCAACCCTCTCGCCGCGAGATCTTCGACCTTATCCAGCGGTATCTGAACTGGTTTTCTTCCCCCTTTTCCCGGTCCTGCCATCTCCTGTCTCCTGCTGTGTCCTCTTTCCGCCCCTCCTGCGGCGATGCAGTCTTTCTTAGCTCTCTCCCCTTCTCTTTATCCTGTCGCGTTCCCCTGACGACCGTAGATCTTTATCGAGTAGATCATACCATATGTTTTTCCGGCGATTTTCTCCTTGACACTTCCTGACACTTCTTGTCCAGAAAAAAGGTCTTGACATGGTTTATTTTTTGTGCTTCTCCTCCTCGGCCATCTTCATCTCGATCCAGGTCTCAATTTGCTGTCTCGTAGTAACCGGCCTGCTAGCGATGTAAATCAGCGGGAAACTCTCTTCCTTGACGAGCCTCTTTATCGTATTTCGAGAAAAACCTGTATATTGTGTTATCATTTTCCATGTAGTTAGCATCTTTAGTCCTCGCCCTCAATGACGTAGTTGTCGATATGTCCATCGAATACTCGCATCAAACACGCTGCATTGGACACCTTCAGCTCCTTTGCGAGCTGTTGAATCATAAAAATCTTCGCCTGCTTCTTCGAATATGCCTTTGTCCTCTTGATTATTACCCTGCTTCCAACAACAAAAATGCCTTCGTATAACCGCTTAGCCTTTTTGCCAGTCGCTTTCAACTCTGAATTTGCATCCTGCTGCAAGTTTCCACCTTCTTATCATTCCGTTCGGATTAATCCCTTCATGGCGCCAGTTCTTCGCCTTGACAATTTTTATTTTTCCGGGCTCCATCGCCAAATACAAGCGAGGCTTTTCCATGCCTCTCTGGCCACCTAAGCCTTCGTCCCTACCTTTCGGTTTCTGCACAGCGATGACGGCGACACCTTTGTCCAATTTGTCGAATATCTGTTTAAGGAAAAATCCTACCTTATAGAACTCGTCATGAACTTCCAAGAAATCGATGATATTTATGGCATTCGGCCGGATCATAGGCGCGAAATCACTCGCCCTTTCCTTCCATGTTACCTTTTTCCACACATCCATCGGCATTCCGAATTTTTCCAAGCGGGTCCGCAGCTCGAGCGCTCCCATCTCCGAGGAAAAATAAATCACCTCGTGCCTGTCCATGTTTTTTTGAGCAAAATTCAACAGGAAAGCTGTTTTCCCGGCATTAGGTTCTCCTGCGATTACAATGATATTTTTCGGGTAGGTATGTACGAGGGCTTCGATCTCGAATGGAAAACGGACATCTAGGGGAGTCGTGTCCACATCCCAGATGTCTATATCGGCACAATCCTGCTCTATCTTCCGGAACGTGCCTTGTGAAATTCTCTCGAGCAGCCCCTCCTTACAAAGTCTATGCAAAATAACACGACAATTAGTCCTATCGCTACTATGTAACAAATGTAACGCCTCGTAACATTCGGTAACGTAGATGTAACGCTGCTGTAACGACACCCACTCCCTGACCTCTGCGTTTAGATTGCGAGCTCTCTTTTCTAACCGCGAATATGCGCTGTCCACCTTGGCGATAGCCTCTTTCACATCGAAAACTGGAGAACAATTTTTCGCAATGATTTCGGCTAGTTTGTAAGCCAACTCCCTTTCGTACCCACCCTTGGCAAGGCAACAGAAGATGTGGAATAGGTCGTTGTCTCGCCTCCCATGTTGTAACAATTGTAACAAATGAAACGATTGTAACGATTGAAACTCGTCGTCCTTCTTACTTGTTACTCTCCCATATATGTTACTTATTTTTTTTATATATGCTTCTGGGAGATGTTGCAAAGGCGCTTGCGGCAATCCTACGATCCACCTGTATCCTGCCCCATTCCCGTCCGTTGATGGCGGTGCGACGATATACCCGCCGTTTGCCCTCAAGTCTATCCCCGGCAGTGCTCTTGCGTTGATTGTGATGTCTTGCTCGGGGCATGTGAAATAGAGGTGCTGTCCGCCTCGCGGAGTCGAGACGCAGGGGGTAACGATCGAGTCGGGGAAGAATTTGAGGGCTATCTCTTCGGAGTAGTCAGGGGAGTACCTGTCAAGATCGACGACGGCTAGTCCGGATATCCGCCCCGTGACGATGCCGATGTTGGCCGCGGGCTCTTTCGTCCACCATTGCCGGATCTGCTCCGCTCCGGCTCGTTGCTTCTGATAAGGCTCCCATTTTACTAATGGTTTTTTCTCCCCTGGGATAAGGGGAATGACCGAGAAATGCATCTGTTCAGCATACCACAACGCCCATCGCAGCCTATTGTTCTCTTGCATGTTGTTGTCCTTCCCTTTGGACACCCGATTTGAAAAAATGGGGGATCTCCCTGTCGGGAATCAGGGGTTTCGGCTCGCGACACCTATCCCCCACCTCTTCTTGTCCTTCTATCTCATGCTCACTTACCGACCGTCAAGTCCCATGCCGTCACGGCGAGCGCGAGGGCCTGCCACGCATCGCCTTTTATCCCATAGGTCGGTCCGGGGGCTTTCTTTGTCCCTGTCGGGCCCACTATGTCTAGAAGCCTGCGCCGGATGTCGGCATCTCGGGCCATGTGGGATCCAACCAGATATTTTTTTACATCCATCCTATAAATCAGGATCCACTCGGTTTTGTTCGTTTCCGCCATCTGAACGAAGCGCCCGGTCCACAAGCAGGTCGTGAAGATTTCCTGCCCCACCCGCATCCCGTACGAGGCTATTCGCTCTACCGCAAGGCGATCGATATCCCACGGCGGGTTGCCGATCAATTCCAGCATCTTTTCGTTTGCGACCTTGCCGGCGGCGAGCACCTTCTGGCCGTCCCAGACGACATAGGCCGACTCGTATGTCCCGGGATCGACGGCTAGGATGGTCATTTTTCGTCGACTATCTCCTTGAGTTGGAGAAGCCGCAAGACCTTGTCTCCTCCCGGCGCTCGGATTTTCCCCGTTTCGTACATGCAAAGGGTCACCCTGCAGACGCCGAGGACCCGCGCCATTTCCGCCTGGGTCAGGCCGAGCGCCCGTCTGACCGACCTGAAGCTTTCCGATATATCTGTCCTCATATCTGTCCTCCTCATAAGTCTATGAAAATATTCATAGAACTCACGGTGTCTATTTTAAACGGCAAAGAGTCAGTTGTTGAAGTTAATCTTGGAACTGCTAATGGTTTTAAGTTGTTCGTCCACTTAGTATCACAGTAGGAACAATTTAATATACAATTGCCGACTCATTTTTTAACTTTTTTGTCTAAAAGATTTTGTAGTTGATCTAAAATCTTGTCACAAACAGCTATCATAAGTTTTCCATTAGAACTGTTTGTATTAAATATACGCGTATCTGGATTTGTTGAATAGCCAAAATTTGGAGCTAAAGATTCATAAAGTTCGTGAAATTCACGAGCAAGTATCTCAGCCGAAATCATATCTTTTAGTCTTAAAGTGTTAATTTTTTCATTATTTCTTTTTTCCAATAGTTTAAATTTGTGTGTCATTTAACTTTTTTCCTTTATGTTATTTAATTTATCAGTTTTCCATAATTCTCTTGGTAAGTTACACCCACCACCATGTTATTTATTAAAATATTCACAGTCATTGCAACTTTTTTCTGTAAAAGAATAATACTCTGGTTTCACCCAATTATGTTTTCTTGTCATTTTATTCTCCTTTGCCGAGAGCATACCATCGCCCCCGAGGGAGAAGTCAAGGATC